CTTACAAATTCCCGTATACGAAAAAGCTATCTAGTACCTTACAGTACACTCAAATCACATAAACAGAATGAACTTCAAAAACTACCTTAAGAACTTTATTAACCCTGAAGGCCATGTATCGAGTTTCGATAATGGACAGTTCTTTATCCAGAACTACATGAAACTGTCTCTCGTAGACGTAGAAAATGTCGGTCTTAATACGTCTAGTGACGAGCAGGACCGTATCGATAAACTAAATGTCAAGACTGGAAAAGAATTAGACGCAGGAGAGGAAAAATACCGACAAATTGTGGGTGAGCAATTTTCTAATAGGAGAAAAACAAAGATTATATCGAAGAATACTGTATATGGTTCTAGACAAAAAATGTCAACCAACTTTTATCAGACAAGTATTGCTGGTTTGAACCCACTGTACATAACTGACATGGGTTTGCCAAACGCTACTGCGATTGAGAAACGTTTGCGTGAAATAGTACCTTCAACTGAATTGAAAGAACAACGTATTCATCGTTTTTTCAATTCTACTATAATGGCAGATTTCTATGATAATGCTACCGCTTTGTTGACCGTATTATTGCAATTCTATTGGAAACTCAAAATTATAGAGCGAATGGATGTACACAGAGTTAAAGTTGAGATTAAATTACACGGTATAGAAAACATACGAGGTATGGAGCCGCTAACAGCTGCACCACTAGTTTGTAATTACTTAGCCAGTCTACGTAATGGGGTAACAGCACATCCTGATGACATAGACATATTAAATTTAACTGAGACTTTTTTACAATGGTTGGAACAAGCACCCCCGAGAGTCATCAGAAACGACTTGGGCGTTGATGTTCCTAACCCAGACTATATGAGTTTGGCACATGAAGTTACTTTTGTCTGTCATAAAATGTATGACTATAATGATGGTCATAGTAGTAGCGGGCGCACATTTGGTGAAGTATTCGGGTTTACTAATAATTGCTATAAGGTACATTCCTCGTGGAACCAAATAGTAAATGATGATCAAAATATTCTTCAAAATGAAGAGAACATCTTTCCTGATTCTCAGGCGGCTTATACCGCGTGGGAGAAGGCGGATGGCTTTATAAATTGTAGTGGGTTGACACCCAAAATGGCAGCTATACTTAATATGGCTCTCAGAGGTAATAAAAGAACATCACCTCTGCTGGTCGACCAAGATCTAAAACTTTTAGCATCAAGAGCTAGGGTTATTGGATTTTATGTTCCTGAGTATCGCGAGATAAGAGGTACATTCACTAGTGACGAAGTTGCAAAGACAATATCGATATTAGTGGGAACACATAGGTGGCATGAGGATTTACTTAATGCCACAAATGGTTTGAAATATTGGTTAGCACAACCAGCTACAGAAACTGTCGAGTCACACTGGTGGCACTCTATTAAAAGAGAGTATTCGCTACCGAAACTAGGTTTGAAACGTGCCGTAATGGGCATGCTATTGGAAGGCGACGGTGTCATGATTACTTCAGACGCGGTGCGTAATTTAGCCTCTTCTTTGTCAAAGAATGACGAATTGATTTTCGAATCAACATTTATGAATGCATGCTGGTACTGGGGTGAATACCTTATGTTTTTTAATAGTGTCAACGCTGAACATACTTTAAGAAAGTTAAGTATGGCACAACAAGATAGCATAACACCTTTTGAGAGGGCTGACGCAATAGTATCTAGTATGCTTGGTGTGGCCATACCTAAGTGTGTTTATCGACAACAGGCAACGTTTGCTACAGGTGGAGTGATCGGGCAACTAAATAATAGGGTCAAGTTCGGTAACATAGTTATAGAACACATGCAAGATTATGGATACACCATCGCGGGTGACGGATTCAATACTCAGACATTAGTACCGCCGTCTGGGGTAGCACTAGTAGTTGGGCTTGGAGGCCCTTTGATTGCTGGTACACCATATGGTAGTATATTTGGCGTGCGACAGGCTTCACTTAAGAGGGTAGGATTCACTAGAAGACGTGCCTACCACTATAACGATTTATGGGGTATGGGTGTTGTGACTAGATGGCTTGGTTATGACCTACACTACTTGCACCCTAGAGCTTCGAATAGCCACAGGATCTATGCTGCAAATGACGTCTCAGTTGCTATGCCACCAGTCAATATAGGTACCTTAGACACCCCTACTGCTTATGAGTTCTTATCATTGAGCAGGAGGCAACACGTTTTTGGGTCAGACCTATCGCTTGCATTGAATTGTAAGATGGTATTTCAGTGGCAAAGGGATACCCCTACACCACTAGCAAGGGCACAGTACAATTCACCAGTGTGTTATATTGATGAGAGGAGTTATGCCGGCGTTAGATATTACAAAGGTGTAAAACACACTTCAACTAATTATCAGGCATACTTGTTAGCTGACTACGATTATGTGACGTCGGATTTTCAAATAACCTATCCAGAGCTAGCTGTCCCACTCCCCGTGCCTATAGGAGATTTGAAGTTGGCGGTGAACGATGTTGGTCCGCCAGATATAGACCAGAATATAACAGAAAACGGGGTTTAGCAGAACTATCTAAAGCTTTTTTGTACATAGATGTAGTAGGTGATACCCTTATAGAAAAAACTTTTATTGACTGCAGATATGTACTATTTGATGTACTATACGGTATCAGACTTGATGGTTGGACACATGTCAAGTTTAATACTGATGTGGTGTATTGTCTTTGTGTATATAATAGTATGTTACGAGCCACTACATGTTACGTTTCGCTCACCGATGACTTAAGGACGATGGGAAAACATGCCATGTTACGTATGTCCCGTATCCAGTTTGGGCCGAATTTATTTCCTTTTGGTAAAGTTGATAACAGTACTGTCATGTCACACGTGTTGCATATAACTACCGATAGTATTAAGCACTATGAGACAACACGTCAGCGAGGACCTAAGCCAGAACACAGGACACTGTTTAATGAAGTTTATAATAAACGACTAATGTTAGATAATGCTAAGATCTCTGCGAGGCACATGAGACACATGACAATTAACGAGTTACGCGATATAGACATTAAAGTTATAGAAGAACGCTGTGCGTTCATGTATGAGTGGATGTACAATATGATAAATAGACAGTTGATGAGTGAGTCTGCAATGATAGGCTTTTTACTATGGATACTGGGTATGCCAGACGAACACTATACTTTAATTAGTAGGTCAGCGTTATGGTCATGGTCTTACGATAGTCTCGAAGACTTTGCAAAGACTGTTAAAAAAGAGATTTCATTAAAGCTTAAAGCTATACAAAATTTGTGTGGCATAGACTGTAGTATATTTTTTGAATTCGAAGTTTTAGTGAATAGAGGCATTGGTGCAGTGTCCTGGGAGAACGAAAAAGAACATCGGGTCAATCCTAACACTGTCACCATCAGCGACATAGAAATTCTAGAGCGGGCTCATGAGTTATTTAAAAAGGTCAAGAGACGAGGTGGTCGACCGTTTAAAAGTCATTTTGATACCTATTTTAAAATGAGGTGGCAATGGGCACCACCTGGTGCTTACCATTCACAATACACTGAAGATCAGCAATACGTGTCAAGTGACCCGATGCTAAAGAATAAATTGTATGCATGCTGTGCCATGCCTAGAAAGGAACTGGAATTCTTCACTAATAGAACACCGCAAATAGTCGCTAGAGCTTCTACTAAATACGAATGGGGAAAGCAACGAGCTATATACAGTGTTGATAACACAAATTTTATATTATCTAGTTTTGCAATGAACGGTTGCGAAGAGGCCTTAGCTACCATAGTACCTATAGCTCAGGAGGCTGAAGCAGCCAGGGTTGGCGCCACCGTGCGTGAAGTCCTGAAAAATGGTGTACCTTATTGCTTTGATTTCGAAGACTTTAATGCCCAACATTCTACGAGCGCTATGCAGCAAGTTCTTAAAGCGTATGGAAAAGTATTCGAAGCAGATCTCTCACCGCAACAACTTGAGGCTCTTGGTTGGGTGACAAAGTCTTTAGATGATGTTGTTATACAAGATAGACACAATGGTAGTTATAGGGCACAGGGTACATTACTTTCAGGGTGGCGATTAACTACATTTATGAACACGGTGCTTAACGTTATCTATACACAGGTGATGACTGAGCAAGAACCTTTCCCTACGACGCACAGTGGTGATGATATCCTGGGTGCTGTGACTACACTAAAACAGACACAGAATATTGAAAAGAATGCGCAGATATACAATATCAGGTTTCAAAGCTCGAAATGCTATCTTGGGTCTATTGCAGAATTCTTACGGGTTGATCACAATATAGGAGACGGCAGTCAATACTTGGCAAGGTCGATAGCCACTTTGGTCCACGGTCCAACAGAAATGGCTATACCCAACGACCCACTAGCTATCTTCAAAGCGATAGCTACAAGGAAACAGGAAGCATTGAAACGTGGCTTTAAACGTGACATACTTGAAACAGTCATTAATAGTCAATACAGATATACTGAGAGAAAATGGTCGTTACAACGGCATGCTGGAAATATTTATGAGCTTACACACGTATCTAAAGGAGGGTGTGCAACTGAGCCAACTAATGAATCGCTAGCCTACAATATTAGAAGAGTGAAAATTAAGAAACCACCGGACAAAAAACATGAGGAGGAACAGGTCCTCCCCGGTATGTACGACTTTGCTGAATGGATTACGACGAAATATGGGTTGGAAACTTACCTTGAACAAGTTTTAGACAGTACAAAACAGGCTGTGTACGATAGAGCACTATCACATGAGTTTGGATGTATTATAGAGTATAATACAGATATCCAACCTAGTGATTGGTTGCAGTCGGCACAGTATGGTATGTACAGACAGCTATACGGCGGAACACGTATAGGACTGGCTAAATCGTATGGGATACCACTACACGCTATGCGAGGGGACATCGACTTAATCACGTCCATGATTATGATGAACAAAGACCCTCTACGAGCTACCATGTTATGGATGTAATGGTTTGCCCAAATAGGACGGTTT